AAGATATTAAAACACACGAAGTATTGCGTAAACATGGTATCATTAAACAATCTGGCGAAAAAAGGAATAATAAATAATACACTATGACTAGAGACAGACACAGACAACTAACAGACTTTCAAAAAGCAAAAGAGAAAGAAGCCAAAACTATGAGTCTTTCTCGTTCACTAAGAAAAGAAGTTGAGATTGGTGCTAATGGTACACAAAAATATGTAATTAAAGAAGGCATAAATAAAGGGAAAATAACAAAGGACTTTGACAAATGAACACAAAAGATATATTATATAAAGCATTCATGTCACACGCCCAAGGTCATATAGACAAACATGTGGCGAATGTAAATGTTATGTTAGAAAAACCTGTAGGTATTGGTGAACATGCTGATATTATAGAGACAATAGAAAAAGAAATGAAGATAGTTGCAGAGTACGAAGATTTAATGGCATGTATGGAAAAACATTTTGGAAATGATAAAGAGAATTTAAATGAGTAGTGATCTAGATTTAATTAAATTATCTGACATGGTTGAGATCAAACCTATTGGAGATAATCAAAAAGAAGTTTTTGACTCCTACAAAAAAGGTGTTAATCAATTTGTATTTGGTGCAGCTGGAACAGGTAAAACTTTTGTCTTATTATACAATGCTCTTAAAGAAGTTTTAAATACAGATAAAAAACCTAGTAGAGTTATTATTGTTAGAGCATTTACACCAACAAGAGAAAATGCATCTGATAATACTAACATAGAACAGTTTGAAACAAATTATAAAAACATGGTACAATACATGTTTAAACAACCAAATGATGATGCGTTTAGAATGTTATTCGATAGACTAAAAACGCAAGGTGCTATTCAGTTTGCTAGTACATCATTTTTAAGAGGACTAACATTTGACAATGCTATTGTTATAGTAGATGAATGTCAAAATATGAATTTTCATGAATTAGATACTGTAATCACTAGAATAGGTGCAGACACAAAAATTCATTTTGCAGGTGATTTCTTTCAATCAGATTTAGTTGATACAAATGAAAGAAATGGTCTACATGATTTTCTAAGAATACTAGAGAACATGGATGAGTTTAATTGTGTAGAATTTGATATACCAGATATTGTAAGGTCTGGTTTTGTAAGAAATTATTTAATTGAAAAAACTAAACTCGGCATAGGTGTAGATTTGTAAAATGAAAATTAGTTTAGAGGGGTTATCTCTCATCAAAAAATTTGAGGGTTGTAGATTAGAAGCATATTATTGCTCTGGTGGTGTACTAACCATAGGTTATGGACACACTGGTGGAGTAAAAGAAAGTGATACTATAACACAAGAAGAAGCTGAAAAATTATTAAGAGCAGATGTTTTTAAATTTGAAGAATATGTTGAGGATAATGTAATGGTCGAATTAGACCAAAGTCAGTTTGACGCATTAGTTGCATGGACATTTAATTTAGGCCCAGGCAATCTAAGAGAATCAACCATGTTGAAAAAATTAAATAATGCTGATTATGAATCTGTTCCTTTTGAAATGAGAAGGTGGAATAAGGCAGGTGGTAAAACTTTAGATGGTTTAATCAGAAGACGCAATGCAGAGGCACTATTATTTCAAAGTAAAGAATGGCATAAAGTGTAAATTATATTATGGGTCTTATTAATCGTGTTAAAAAAATTAAAATCCCTACGCATGAGTTCCATATACAGATTCCTATTATTCAAAAAGAGAATCTATTAACACCAGAAGAAAATGACACTCTGGCACAATATATTATTAGTTTAGGTGATGTACAAGAAAGTAAAACATTTGTTAAAGCATCTATGTCTGATTGGCAATTACATACACATAATAATATTGCAAAAAAATTATGTGATAAAGTTTTAGATGTTATTCTAGAATCATCTGGTAGAAAGAATTCAGTCAATCCACCAAAGTTTTACACACGAAAGTGTTGGGGTGCTATCTATGGTAAAGGAGATTGGGTTGAAGAACATAATCATGTTGGTAGTGTTTATGGTTGGTGTTATTATATTAGTATGCCAAAGGGTGCATCCCCATTAGTTTTCTCAGAAGCAGATTTATCCATTCACCCTAAGGAAGGTCAGTTGATTGTGTTTCCAGGCATAGTTAAACATTCTGTTCCACCATGCGAGTGTGAAGAAAAGAGAATTATGATTGCTAGTAATGTAGGAGTTAAATAAATTATGGCATTATTAGATTTTCCTGTTTTAAAAACAAAAACTATAGACAAAAAAAGATTTTATATAACACCAGAGGGTAATGAGTATCCCTCTATTACTACAGTTCTATCACCTAGAAACAAAGCAGGTATAATGAAGTGGAGAAAAAGAGTTGGTGAAAAGGTTGCAACACATATTGCAAACAAGGCAGCAACTAGAGGAACAAAAGTTCATAAAATGTGTGAAGATTATCTAAATGGATTAGATATGGAACATCACAAAAAAGACTTTTTACCATATTGTTTGTTTAATGAGTTAAAAGATAAGACTTTTGACAATATAAATGAGGTAATTGCACAAGAGATAACTTTGTATTCTGATAAATACAAAGTAGCAGGAAGAACAGATTTGATAGCAAATTATAGGCATGAGTTATCAATCGTAGATTTTAAAACATCTACGAATGAGAGAAAGGATTCTTACAATGAAAATTATTATATTCAAACTGCGGCATATGCTGAGATGTTTGAGGAATTGACAGGTCAACCTATCAATCAGATAGTAATTTTAGTTGTGACGGAGAATGGTACAGTACAAGAGTTTATTAAAGATAAACAAGAATACATACCATTATTAGAAGAAACAATAGAGGAGTGGTATCAATCATGAATGTAAATTGGACAGAAAGTGCAGCTAATCAAGCAAAGGTAATCTTGTCAGGAGAAGGTGATGATAAACTAAATGTTCGTTGTTTTATACAAGGTGGCGGATGTTCTGGTTTTCAATATGGATTCACACTAGATGAACAAAAAGAAGATGATTGGGTATTCGAAACGAATGGTGCAAAGTTATTAATAGACCCATTGTCTGGTATTTATTTTAATGATGCAACAATAGACTATGTAAACGACCCATTGAAGGGTTCTATGTTTACAATAAATAATCCAAATGCAAAATCAACATGTGGATGTGGTAGTAGTGCAGCTTTTTAAAGGAGTAAAAAGATATGATGGTCAAGGATGTAGAGCCAGCTCTATGTGTAGTAAACTATGGTTTATCAGTTTTATGTCTGGTATTAGTTCTATACATAATTTTTAAAGATGATTAAATGTCAGTAAAAGAAGAAGAAATAAAAAAGTTTCAGTCTAGTATCAAGATGACTACACATGAAACGCCTATGCTAGATGAGCTAGAGAATGGCCCATGGCCGTCATTTATTTCTGGTATCAAAAGATTAAGAGATACTCACCCAGAACAAAGAATTAACGAAATGACTAATGACTTGTTAGGTCAATTAGAACATTCATATGAAACAAGAAAGGGATATTGGAAAGGTGGTACAGTATCAGTCTATGGATATGGTGGTGGCATCATACCTAGATTCTCAGAAGTTGGTAATGCATTTCCAAAATCAAAAGAGTTTCACACATTAAGAGTACAACCACCTGCAGGTAATTATTACACAACAGATTCACTTAGAGATTTAGCAGATTCATGGGAAAAACATGGTTCTGGTTTAGTAACTTTTCATGGACAGACTGGTAACATTATGTTCATAGGAACATCATCAGAATCTACGCAACATTTCTTTGATGAAATAAATGAAAAGGGTTGGGATTTAGGTGGTGCAGGCCCATGTGTTCGTACTGCCATGTCATGTGTAGGTGCTGGTAGATGTGAAATGTCAAATATCAATGAACACAAAGCACACAGATTATTAGTAAATAATTTTATGGATGATATGCATAGACCTGCATTACCATACAAATTTAAATTTAAAGTTTCAGGGTGTCCTAACGATTGCATGAATAGTATCGAAAGGGCAGACATGTCTATCATCGGCACATGGCGTGATGACATGAAAGTAAATCAAGAAGAATGGAAAAACTTCATAGTAGAAAAGGGAAGAAAATATGCGATTGATAATATCATCACTAGATGTCCTACTAATAGTCTTTCTCTTGGTGATGATGATACAATACATGTAGATAATAAATCATGTGTAAGATGTATGCATTGTCTAAATGTTGTTCCTAAGGCATTACACCCAGGTGATGACAAAGGTGCAACAATATTAATGGGTGGTAAGAGAACATTGAAAATCGGAGATTTGATGGGAACAGTTATAAAACCATTTGTTAAATTAGAGAAAGAAGAAGATTGGGAATATCTAGTAGAGCTTGCAGAAAAGACAATAGACTTCTGGGCAGATAATGCTTTAGAACATGAAAGATGCGGAGAAATGATTGAACGAATAGGATTACATAACTTTTTAGAAGGCATAGAGGAAGATGTTGATGTTAATATGGTTGGTCATCCTAGAGAATCAAGTTATGTAAGACTAGATGACTTTGATAAGGAAGCTAAAAAGTGGTATGAAAAACAAGATGAGAAGTCAGCATAATACTTGACATTTCTATCATAACCATGTATAATGGTATCAAATAATTGGAGTAAATTACATAATGGCAGAAGATAAGAACACAGTTCATACCCCAAAGACATTTTCACTAGAAATAGAGAAAGTTGCATTTGACAAAAGATGTACACATCTAGAAGCAATAACTATCTATTGTGAAAAGATAGGTATAGAACCTGTATCAGTTGCAAAGTTACTAACAAAAAGTTTAAAAGAAAAAGTAGAGGCAAATGCCAGAGATTTAAATTATCTTCCTAAGGCAGCAAAGTTACCTATGTAATGCAACCAATAGATGCATATTTAATGTATTGTGCTATGAAAGCACATTTTGATAAAAGTGATTATGACTTTGTAAAATACAATGGTAAATCTAAAGTATCAAGAGATTCATTTTATAAAAGAAATGATAGAGTTTTTTTTGTTAAACTCACTCGTAAGTATAAAAGTAAACAAGATATACAAGACTACTTACTTGCTAATTTCTTAGTACACCCAAAAGGTTGGGTAGGTAAATTTGATGAAGATAATTATATACAATGGCAAAAGAAAATACAAAGTTTAAGTTATACATTTAAATCAGAGATTGAACCTATATTAGATTCAAAACTGATTGCAGTATCTGAAAATACTCATCCTAAATTATTAAAAGAATATTTAGGTAAAAGAATATCATTAGAAAGTATGATAATATTAGATTCAATATTAGGATTTAGTCATACGTGGAATGTTAAACTTGAAGAAGATTATGCATGGAAAGATGTTTGTAAACTTATGGAAAATTATAAAAGTTTTTTAAAATTTGATGAAACAAAATTTAAATTTGTTTTAAAACAATTAATGTTATGATTGAATATGTATTAGTCGCAGTCTTACACTTATATGGTGATAAACTAGGGCCAGAGATGGTAATAGACTTCTATCCTACAGAGCAGAAATGTATAGAACAAGCATCCGATGCTCAATTTATTGTTAATGAAATAGAATATCAATGGAATGGGTTTATGAAAGAAGAACGCCGTAATGGACATATGGTACCACCTATTGTATCAATAGGTATGTTTTGTAAACCATTAGAGAATGTGCCTGGTGAAGAAGTATGAAAAGTTTAATTTATGGAAATGGAGAATCTAGACAGGTTTGGGATATAACTAAAAAGTATGAAGGATTTACTACATGGGGATGTAATGCAATATATAGAGATGCCATTGTAGATAATCTTGTTGCAATAGATTATGGTGTACAACAAGAAATATATCAATCCGATTATGCAATAAAAAATAAATGTCATTTTGCTGATTGGTCAATCTTACAAGATTTTGACCCAGAGCTTCTAAAGATGAATTATACACCAATGGATATACATGAAACAGATAAAGGTGATATTACATCTTGCGTTGTTCAAGGAAAGGAAAGAGAAACTGCCGAAAAAAATTATGAAGAAATGATGAATCAATTCCCTCATCTAGACAAAGAAGACTGTAAGAATAAATGTTATACAAATGTTGGTTTATATGTTACATGGTTAAAAGAAAAAGACAAAGTAAACAATATAGAGTTTCCTATAAATTGGTGTGCAGGTGCAACTGCCATGTATCTATCATGTAAAGAAGGTGCCAAAGAAATATACATGTTAGGATTTGACCTAAGTGATTATGATGAGCCAATTAATAATATCTATAAAGGAACAAAGAATTATCTATCAGAAACATCAAGAGGATTCGATACTGATAATTGGACTACACAATTAATTCAAATATTTAAAGACTTCCCAGAAACAAAATTCTATTGGGTTGTCAATGAAGACGCTAGTCCTTTAGTTTGTAATAATGTCAAAAGTATTACCTATAAAACCCTTGACAAAATATGCGAATACCTGATATAGTAGCAAGATTAACTATTATAAATAGTTATGTATTGAAAAATACACACATAAACATACGATAAAATATAATAACATACGGAGAAAATAATATGTCATTAGATAGTCTAAAAAGTAGTGGGTCCCTTAACAAGCTGTTAGATGCTGCAAAGGGTGAAACTACACCTCAAGAGAAAAAATCATATGTAGATGAAAGACTGTGGAAACCAGAGCTAGATAAGTCTGGCAATGGATATGCAGTAATTCGTTTTCTACCAGCCGTTAATGGCGAAGACCTACCATGGGCAAAAGTATGGAATCATGCTTTCCAAGGCCCAACTGGTCAATGGTACATTGAAAACTCTCTTACAACACTCAATCAGAAAGACCCTGTATCAGAACATAATACTCAATTATGGAATACAGGTTTAGAATCTGACAAAGAGATTGCTCGTAAACAGAAAAGAAAATTACAATACTTCTCGAACATTTACATAGTAAGTGATACGAAACACCCAGAGAATGAAGGTAAAGTATTCTTGTTCCGTTACGGGAAAAAAATCTTTGATAAGGTAACTGCTGCAATGTCACCAGAGTTTGAAGATGAAAAGGCAATCAACCCATTTGATTTTTGGGAAGGTGCTAACTTTAAACTTAAAATCAGAAAGGTAGATGGTTATTGGAACTATGAT